TTAGATTTTTACGAAGTATTTTTTCAGCTTCTAGGTAGTTCAAAATGGTGCCTCCTCAAATTCAGTTAAGTCAATCGTTTCTTTAGGTTTGCGGACACATTTAAATGTCCAACCTTCTCTAGCCTGTGCAATTTGCCTAGCCTCTTCTTGCCTGCCGACAACTCGCATCAGTTCACCTTCTTCATCATACACCATGTAGCTCACGCCGTTTCTCCCTTTGTTGTTGCATGACGTAATAAAATCTACCAAACAAAACAACGGCGTAGAGCAACCACCACACTACATCAGCCTCGCCCTCGTAGAGCATGTAGGCTACAAGAATCTCAATCATTTCTTTCTCCTTTCAATCTCTCGCTTGATATACCAAATGGCTTTCTCTAGGTCTTGAATGCTCTCGCCCTTGAGGTCAGCCCTCCATATGTATTTGATGGCGTTGCCCAAACAAAACCCCATATGCTCGGTGATCTGAATACAGTCGATTCCACTTGGGTGTGCGGTGTAATGCTTGGGTCTATTCACAGGATCGTTTAGGGTTTGTTTCATCTTAATCATATCTCCCAAAGTCCTTGGCAATACAGTATCGTCGCTGTATTGCACCCACCCTGCAAATGGAATAGGCTCAAAGCTTGCCCCACTATCTACGATGTGCGGAGGTGCTTTTTGCTCAGTCATTTCTTAGCCCCTTTCTTTTTCTCCTCGGCTTCATTAAGTTGTTTGCGAATATAGAGAACATCTGTACTTAACGCATCTAGTAGATGACTCTGTTCTCTAACTATGTCATGCACCCCCCATATCGCACCGCTTTCATCGTCTGAGTCGCTATCAAGACTAGTCGCTACCACACCGCAGATACTTCTAGCGGTTTCTAGTTTGTAACTTATCTCGTCTATGTCACACGATAACTGCCACAACTTCTCCGAGAGTGTGTTTTCGCTTTCGGTTAATAAATCTACAATACTTTTCTTAGACATTTACAATCTCCTTTTTTTCATATAAACGACTGCTCTGTCTTGCTAGGCAGTCACCGCACTTCCACCGCTTAACTCGTTTGTTCGCCGTTGCCACAAATTTACCTGTTCCAATAGGCTTCATGTTCTGACACGACGAACAAAACTTCTTTCCTAATATCCTATCTTGGGCGGCATGCACCGCCTCATAGGTTTCCATCAACTCACGCTTTTTACTTGGCACTTTCATCCCTTGCTAAAGTCTTAAACAAATACTCTTTCCTAGGTGATGCACCCATGCGTTTTAACTCCCCTTCCAAATACAACTTATGTTTACCATGTGTTCGCATAGGACCAACATACACACCGCTTTGGGTATAGTGTGGCAGATAAAGAAACCCGAATAGCGTATAACATTTATACAGTTCTTTCTCTGCCGAGGGTTCTTGCTTACTACCTTCTAAAAATAAATTCACTTCTTCTCTCCTATTTGCTTAAGTAACTTTTTGGCTTTCGCCTCGTGTTTGCTTTCCAATGCGTCAAGCACATTGTCAAACAGAACTTCTTTTGACACTGGTCGCCCATGCCTATATCTTCTGCGATGGACTTCTTCTACGATGGTTCCATTCCGCACTACGATTGGGTTGTTTAACATACACCCCCCTTAAAAGTTAAACTTGCTGAGGATTGCATCAACTTCTTTCTTGACCTCGGTGCGTGTAGGAATATCCTTACGCAGATCATCAACCGCAATACCGCTAATCGCATTCTTCAACGCTACCCTAGCCTGTTCCAACTCTGCGTCTTGTGTAATGTTGAGATCCTTGGCTAGTGCGCATAACTCGTGGGCAGTATCTAGTAGTGAGTTATGGAACATGCGAGTCTTGAGTTCACCGCCTACTGTATCAACCGACAAGCGATCTGACATACGGGCAAGGTGGTCTTTCAATCGTGTCTTAATATCAGACATAGCATGCTCGATGCGTTCATCAGCCAACTTCTGTAACTTACTTTGTAACTCTTGTTGAGCCTCGTTGCCTACATCAATGCGGAAGTCACCCGAGGTTGGGACAGGCATGTAGTTAACTCTGAACTCAAAGCGATGCTTGATGTCGTCTGCGGTGGGATACTCGGTGCGGTTAAACATATCACCAAGAGCCATCGCCTGTGCAGTAATAAGAGTTGGGTAAGCCGTTACGAAATCATCTACTAACTGATTGAACTTATCCTCATACTCCTGCATGCGTTGATTGAACTCCATGAACTTGGCAGTCGTCAGCAAACGCAAACCTGAGTCAGACCAAGGCAGAGTTACATCATAGAGATAAGTGCGGATAGTGCCTACATGCTGATTGATTACCTCCAACTCACTACGACCGGCAAGCAAGTGTTTGTTGACTCGTGCTGCACCTTTGTTCTGTGCTTTCTTGGTGCTAACAACTTCTTCCGTAGTGGATTTGTCCAACTTGCGTGCAGTCCATTGGCGAACATTGACCTCAACCAACATAGCACATGTATCAATATTAAAGCGTGTCATAGTATTTCCTTTCGTTTGTATTAAGAATAGATGCGAACAGTCTTACCTTTGCTTGCCACGAAGTGGTCGTTATCTACTACACCGAACAAGGTAGGGAACTCGGGTAGTTTGTAATCGCTTTCTATGTAGCCATCTGTCAGGTAGAGAACACCACGAGGCTTCAACTTGTTGTCCTCGATATACTCTGCTACACAACTGACTCGTGTGCCACCACCACCGGCGGGTTTGAGAAGTCTAGCAATACCCTGATACTCGTGTTGCTTGAACACTTGATCGCCGACAACGCTACCCTCCCACCACAGAACACGAACAGATTGCGGTAATACATTCTCACAGATACGAGCAATCTCGCCGAACACAACAGGATACAGATGACCCATAGAACCCGAAGTATCGCAGGCAACAATCAACTCCCCTGTGCTTTCGCTGAAGTGGCTAGGCATGATGATACCGAGAGGCAGTAAGCGTTTGTTGGGCGGTGCGAATCTAGAGAAGTCATCACCCTCACACAGGGCAGTAGCCCACTCACGCAGATGCTCACGCCAATTCGTGTCACGCTTCTTGGTGAGTCTGTCGATTGGATTACCTAGACTACCTGTGCCACGATTCTGCAAGCGTCTTTGTAATACCTTGCCTTGGTGTAGTGCCTCTGTGATTTCCTTCTCGGTCTTGGCAGATACCTCGTTGCCTAGTTTGCCGATCACATGCTGATCCATTGGCTTACCATTACCACCCTTGCCCTCACCCTCGCCTTGCTCATAGTCCTTACCGCCGTTCTCCCTGAGCAGATGTTGCAACACTTCAACGAATGACCAACCAAAGAACTTAGGGTCAAGCAAAGGTGGCACAGATGTTGGGTGTTCAACGAACTCATGCTTTGGATCTGTTTCCTCGATAGTGCCGTTGACTACATAATCCATAGCCACATTGCACAGGCGAGGATACTTCTTACACAGATCAGCATAGGTAGAGCAATGATGTAAGGCTTTGTGTAACGACTCATGCAATACCAAGAACCTCAACTGCTTGCGACTCATAGGCTCGATGAACGAGGGGGCATACCACACATCACGACCATTGGTGCCTGCGGTTTCACAGGACTCGTCAATCTTGACATCACCGACATACACAACACCCGACAACCCCGCAAACTTGGGGTCATTGGATATATCGACATGACACGAAATGATACGATCGTTTAACGACATCTTATTCCATACGCTACTCATCATTATTCTCCTTAACATTGTGTCCTGTTTCCAACACTTTGATTAAACTCTCGGCTTGTTCTTCGGTATCACACCGCTTAATTAAGTCGTCACCATTTACATGGGAAAACAAAACCTCCCACTTACCTTCTCGTTCTACTGTGATATAGAAAGCCATATACCCCCCTTATTTGCCTGTGAAGTAAATCTTGTTATCTTGCAACATGCTTTGGAACTCAGTAACAGTCACGAAGTTAGTGACACGACTAGACTGCGCTAAGTTATTACAGAACATCGACTGCATCTCCTTACGCATACGCTTGACATAGATACATACCGACTCGGCTTGCTCTCGTGTATTGGTTTGTGTAATACATTTGAGAACTGTAATGATCTGTGCAACAGGATTGCTAGGCACAGGGCATTTGCTTGGGTCAGATACTATGCGATTGTATGGCTCGGTCTGCTCACCGAACTTGATGAAAGCATGAAGTGACTCGGCACTTGACGCACCGATTGTGCCTGTGAGTGATGCCATAAGAGAGTCGTTGTCCATGTGGTCTTTCTCATACACAATGTCAGATGCGGCATGCAGACTGCGAGGAGTTACATAAGATGTTTGCGCAATCGCAGGGTTGAAGATGTGGGTGTTGTGACCCTCTTGATTCTGACCATGATACTTACCGCCATTTTGGTAGTCCAAGAAACTGTCGAACAACTGCTCTTCTAACTCATCAGTCCATGCGATAACCTCGGGGGCAATACCCTTGTCGAGTGCCCACTCACGCCATTCCTTTTGGGTTGGCTTACGCATTTTGACGAACACCAAACGATTACGCAGATGAGCCTGAATGTTATCGCCCAATCCCTCGACACCTAGGTTAGTAGCACAGAACACCACGCTGTTCTCAGGTAACTCGTAGTTACCAACACGACGCTCGTAAACGATTGGTGCAAGAACATCTTTGATGAACTGCTTGGCTTTGGCAATCTCATCGAGGAATATCAGG